CCTTAATTTTTCTTTTTCTGCCTTTATAAATTCCCCTCCTTCCCAATGTTCCGCAACAACGGCCTCCGCAAGTTCAGAGTCATCATGCACACCGAACGGGTCCTCCGCCTTGACAAGATCGAGTCTCATAGGAGGCTCAACACGGAAGATCTTCCTCGCATCATGACCACTACGGTACACCTCATACTGCTCAATTTCGCGAGTCAGACGAAGATCTCCGAGACGAGAAACTCTAAACCCTAGGGAATAGAGGTTCAGGCCGGAGGCCCTAATCAACCCACGAAAATGAATAGACAAGAGGTGCACCAACTGGCGGGTCTTGTTGGAACGAACGGAAACAAAGGGTCGGAGGATGTCATTCATTACAGTTCCTACATCTCGTGGGTCACGAGTTGTAAGACCAGCCGCCCGGATAAAGGGTATCATACGGAATCTAGACGAAAAATAAGTAGAGTTTCCAACAAGGAACCTCGACGAATAGGACGTCTTCTTCTCGTTCAAATGAAACCCAATCCGGGAGGCCTCTCTTTTGTAAATTTCCACCCATTTTAACGGTGCCTGCACGATGAGATCATCACCGTTTATTAACTTAGGCACCTCCCCTACACCAGCCAACTTATCAACCCAACGAGCTGCAATATAATTCTGCAGGCACAACAAGGGGAACGAGACCAAGTTCCCCATGAGTTGTCCTACAACAGGCTCGATGGTTGTATTCGTGAAGGCGATGAGAGGGCGGAGTGAACGACGGGCCTCCGAAAGGAGGGGAATGGCAGAGGGAGATGAAAACCGTGCAATCGAATCGATTATCGCCTCAGATATCTCTATCCGGAGATTATCAGTGGCTGCAGTGAAATCGGCGGACAAATAATCGCCGCCGGGAGTAAACCCAGCAGAGATTAGAGACCTGTGCCGAAGATCACCACGAAGCAACCACTTATGTTTCGACAATCGATCATAAATAGCGGTATGCACGGGCTTCAAGAGCAAATATGACGGATGATTCTTGACGAGGGGACGGGGCTTTCCGGGCGCATTGGCCACCATGAAAGATGGCCGATGAAGCACCTCCGGCTTCTCCAAACTATTCAGATAGTCCCCCCTCCGCCCCATCCAGGATGAGTAACTACCTCCTTCAGACCGAGTCGCCTCGGTGGTAGAAGAAAAAGGAGGAGTAACCCGTCTGGCGTGACGCTCTATTTCACCTTTTCGAATGCCCTTCGGGAAGATTTCATGAACAACTTCCCCAACAAATTCCAAATAACCCTCAGGGAGAGGGTCACTTTTCCTTTGTGTGAGTCGTCCAATCAACTCCTCCTCCAAGCCACCCTCCATGCAATCACAGCACTGAGGCCACGACTTAGGAATGGAGGATATGGAAGCGGCAAAAGAAAGAGCATAAAGCTCGTCCACGCCCTGTATGGAGTTTCCGGCCAAACAGGACACCAAGTCAACATTGAGAGATTTTTTTACACTTGCCGTGTAATCGCCACACTTGCCGTTAACCGGAAGTGGCTTTACACCTGAGGCAAGACCGTAAAAGCTCTCGATGAAGGAAACCGCACGTTTGGTAGCAGTGCGGACGCTGTGTTGGAACGCTC